CCGGGGTGGCTGAGGCGTGCCTCGATCCGATCATCAGCACCGAGCTGGATTCGCTGTCCGAGCTCGACACCCAGATCGGGATCACGGGCACGCCGGATGCAACAGTGTTTTGGCGTGGAGACAACACATGGGCAGCGCCTGTTGGTGGCGGCGACCCCTGGACTCGTGCAGCCATAGCAACCGATATTACTACCACGTCAAACACAGTATATTCAGCGGCATCTGCGCTCAATTTTACAGCGGCTGTTACTACAAACTATCGCGTCCGTTGCCTCCTCTTGACGAGCGCAGTCGTAAGTACGACTGGAGTACAGATCCAGATTCAAGGACCAGCGAGTCCGACAGAGATTTCGTGGACAAGAGAATATAACAACGCCTCGAATACTGCCCTCACAACAAACCACAGTAATGCGTTTCACACTTCGTCTACTGATGATGGTGCAGCAGGTTCGGCCGCAACGGCTAATCTTCGAACAGTCCACCAGCTCAACATGATCCTCTTCAATGGAGCAAACTCTGGTACAGTAGCCTGGGCCGTTCAGAGTGAGGTATCTGGTTCAGGTGTTACCCTTCATGCTGGCTCATGGTGTGAGCGGATGACGTTTTGATGGAATATGAAATCAGCATCATCCCGCCGATTGCTTTGAGCAAGCACGAGCTAACACTTTTGCAACGAGCTTTGGCAACGGATTTTACAGGTACCGACGTAGCGAAACTAATGCACTTAGCCGTTGATAACAAGGTGCAAATCTGGCGCTTTCGTGCACAGGACGCGCACGGTATACTTGTGACGATGATAAACGAACTGGCGTATGGCACTGAGTTGTACGTCTGGTTGCTGGCGGGCCGCAATATGGTAATCTATTGGCAGGTCCTCATCGAGACCCTCGACAAGTTTGCTCGCGCTATGGGCTGCCGTCTCATTCGTAGTCAAAGCATCCCTGGCGTAGCTCGGTTCTTACAAGCCCACGGTTTCTCCCCTGCATACATCGTTTTGATAAGGGAGGTCAAGTAATGGGAGGTGGGTCAACTCGAACGCAAGCTACTTCTTCGGAGATCCCTCCGGAGTTCAGGCCATACTTTGAGCGGCTCTTTGGAAGATCAGAACAGGCAAGCCTTGGCGCGCCTGCAGGTCCTCCACCTGGACCCATCCTTGCACCCGTAAACCCGATTCAGGAGGAGTCCCTTCAAGGCTTCGAGTCGGTTGCGAGGGGGACACCAGACTTTTCAGGTCCATTGTACCAACAGGGCCTTGCTACGCTGGGTGGGGCCTACCTCTCGCCAGAGAGTAATCCGTTTCTGGCCTCCACAATCCAGGCGGGAATTCGGCCAATTTTTGAGAACCTCCAGGCAAATATCCTACCTGGTCTTGAGAGCCGCGCCATTCAGCAAGGCGCCTTTGGCGGTGCAAGGCCCGGACTAGCCGCGGGTCAAGCGGTGGCGGGGGCATCGCAGGGTGCGTTCGATATTGCCTCGCGCATCGCGAATGAGAACTATCAGCGCGAGCGGGGACTTCAGCTTCAAGCACCGCAACTCCTTGAATCCGGGTTGCGTTTCTCGCAGCTCCAGCCCCAACTTTTGGGGCAGGTCGGCGACATTCGGCGTCAGTTGGCTCAAGAGCAGATTGATGCTGAAAGACAAGCGTTTCGCGAAGCACAAGCGGCACCGTTTGAACCGCTATTTCCTCTTGCAACTATTCTTCAAGGAGGAAATCTCGGGACGGTCGGCAGAACCACTTCGACTGGCGGTCCTTCTGGAGTGGCGCAGGGCATTACCGGTGCTCTCGGTGGTGCGGCGCTCGGTGCTGGTGTTGCGGACGTAGGTGGGTTTGGGGGTGAGTCAAGCTTTGGCATAAACAACGCGATGCTCTCGGCAATCATCGGTGCGCTGCTTGGGGGCGCAGGAGGGACTCTGTAGATGTCGGTTGGACAGATTCTTTCTGGCTCATCGCCCTTCCATTTTCTGCGTCCTGAAGAACGTGAGGAGCATCTTCGCGCAAGGAACAGGGGCGACGTGGTGCGGGTAGCACAGTTGGAGAAAACTGCCTACGAACGATTCGCTAATTCCCAACGCCAAGCGCTTGCCGACGTAGCTCTGCCCTCTCGTCCAACAGCGAAGGCTGGAGGGCTTCAGCAGCAACAGATTGATCTAGGCGTCTTGGCTGACCCAAACCAGCTAAGCCAGTTCTATAGTACAGTTGGGCAAGGAGCCGGCTCAGCCCTGAGTACAATTCTGAGCGGACTTGGCAGAACTCAGACAGGACAAGCCATTGGACAAGGGCTGAGCCGAATCGGAAACGCTGCGTACCCATCGTTAGAGCGGGCATATGCAGCCGTAGGAAATATCAATAGAGAAGATATCGGGAGGGCGCTTATGGGAGCGTCGTCGTTGTTGGCGGAGATTGGAGTAAGTCCCCAGCTTGCAGAGGCTCCTGCAGAGGCTCAAAGTCTGATGCCGCCTCCTGCACCTAGACCTGTTCGGGGGGGCGCGGCCATAGCGAAGCCGGCTGAGCCGAAAGCCATTCCAGAGGCTCTCTCGCCAACAAGCCGTGCGGCGTTGATGGAGGTGTCTGAGCCAGTTGATCCTGCTGCAATCGCCGCCGCACAAGGCCGCTCCCCTGCTCAGCAACGCATCATGGACATTCTCGAGCAGCTTACAGGCGCTCGCGGAGGCATCGAACCTCCCGAAAAGGCCAACTTCTCCGAACGCCTTGCGAGGTTCCTCTCGGCCGCGGCCCTTGGGGCGCAACGAGGCTTGCAGAATGAAGAGGGCGCGACTGCGGCGGTACTTAGCGGCGCTGGCGGATTTGGTCTTGGAGCCGTGTCGGAGTTGAAACGAGAAGAGCGGCTTCAAGCAGAAAAGTTCAAATCAGCTCAAGAGGAATCGAAGTTCAAGGCGCTTCAACTCGAAATGCTGGGCGCGACGAATTTGGCCCAGCTTGATGCGAGGGATAGAGCGCTTGTACTGCAGGCTGAGGCAAACGCCATTCGTGCCTATTCAGCACGAAACGCGGCGATGACGGGTGATGCAAGGCGGCAGGCTTACCAAAGCACAACCATCTTGAATGCTTACAAAACTGAGTTGGAGCGATTTCGCGTCAACGATCGCCTCCTCGGCGTGAACGCTTCTGCTGATTCCAAGGCCGCTGCCCGAGCAGCGTCTTTCCAAGCTGCTCCGGAGGTGATGAAGCCGGCAATTCTCGTTACGATGTTGGTGGAGCAAGGGAATTTGCCAGAACTTCGTCAAGCGGCACTGAATCGCGCGCTCAACGGAGATTCGGCAAAGGGAATCAGCCCTGGCATCGACCCAACCGGGGAAACGTATCGGAATCGTCTCGTGCTGCTACGCCAGCAAGGTGCTTTTGAAGAGGCGCGTGCTTTTGAAAAAGAGATCATTGCAGATGAAATTGCACGCATGGTGCTTGAAAATCCTAACTTGGCCGAGAACGTGTTTAGGATATACCAACAGGAGCAGCTACAATCCTTGGGTAATAGATGACTAAGATCGACATTCCTTTTGACGAGGAAGAACGCTCTCGGCGCCCTCGGTATTCGGCCCTGCCTGAGCTTGAGGCGCTGGGCCAAGCTGCGTATGCCTCTCCGCCTCGACCGACTTTGGCGGACCAGCTCAGTTTCTCCGAAGGTGCCTTCAAATCATTCATTTACGGCCTTGGCCCTTCCCTTCTCCATATCGACCCATCACCTGAGCTTGCTCGTTTTCAGGCCGAACACCCGATTGCCGCGCTCACGTCGGAGGTGGCCGGCACGCTTTTGCCCTATTCAATTCCGTTTCTTGGTCAAGGTGCGGTGGGGCTCAAGCTTGCATCGAAGCTTCCACTTCTAGGGCGCGTTGTAAAGACGGCCGAGGGGTTAGCGACGGCCGCGCCGGGCCGATCGGTGGCGTTGAGGGAAATGGCCCGATTCGCACCCCTTGAGGCGGCCCGTGTGGGCGCGACGGCCGCCCTAAACCCCGACAAGACCACCGAGGCGCTTACATCGGCCATCCTCAACGAGGTGCTCATTGGCGGCATCTCGGGCGGCTTGGCGTCGATTGCAGGGGGTGCGCCGTTCCGGGGACCTGAGATTAGGGGCGAGGCCAAGATCCAGGAGAAGTTCCCCGATTGGAACAGGCTTGCCCCGAACCAATTGAAGCTGGCAAAGATCGGTGAATACTTTGTCAAGCATCCGCAGAAGGAACTCGGCGATTATTACCCTGTACTAAAGGAGGCGGCGGGGGAACTGCGCGATGAAGTGCTCGTTCAAGCGCCACGACCTCGTGTAGAGGCGATGGTCAAACGGCTCGCGGATGTAGATATTGCGCGAGGCAGCAATAATGCCAAGCGGGCGAACTCGATTTTTGGCGCCGAAGGGAAGCTGAGTCGAGGAATTCACATCCGTAAACTCGTCGTTGGCAGTGGTGAGGGAAACTTCAATAAGCAAACTACTCTCGATGAGGTAATGGCACAGGTGGGAGGGTTGACGGACGATCAGCTCAGTCACATGCAATTTCCTCGCCATGTCGAAACTCTTACCGAGGGTGGACGAGATAAATTCCTAACGGACTTGGCCGAGATGGGGTTGCAACCTATTAGTCGTGCAGCCGAAGGCCGTACTGGTGCGGCCATCGGTAATACGGCTTGGATAGCTAAAGAAGCAGATGGTCTCTACGTCGTCGTCAAGCGTGTCGCTAAGCGGCCAAGGCGCGAGAAGGCGGGAGATCGCTACCTCTTCTTCAAGACTGACAACCCCAAGATGTTTTTTCCTAATCAGGGTGGGCAGCTTGAAAAGACGATGGAAACGTACTTCGCCACCGCGCGGGCTATCTCTAAGACGCCGGTCGAGCACCAAACCCCGTTGACAAACTATGCTGATCGTGTGATGAATGTGTTTACGAGAAACACTGATTTGCGAGGTGTTCCCGGCGAGCTCAGGTCCGAAGTGGTCGCGCGTGCCTTGGTGAGGGTTCATCCGAGGCTAGAACCCGCCGGAACCGCCATCAAGGAATTTTCCAAAGTCACGTCGCGGTGGGTTGCTGATGCAAAGAAATTTGTCGCGCCTGGGCTTCATCGGTACTCTGCACACCCACTGGCGCAGCGAACGCACCTCTTTGCGCAGGCCCTGTTCAATCGGGCGGGGGCCTTGGCGGAGCAGGAGATTTACGGTCACGAAGTTTTTTCTAAGACTGGAAACCTCTTTTCGAGTTTGTTTAGGCCGCCGAAACGGGCCGGATCTATCGACGACATGATCGAGAAAGTTTGGGAAAAGGGACCTAAGGCCGTTGAACAAATCAACGAAGCACATGTTGCTCAGATGCCCGTTGGAGAAATGGTCGAAGAAGGGTTCGACCCAACAGTGGTCAGTCTTTACAAAAAACTTGGCCCACTTGACGAGAAGATGACGCAGTACATTGAGGCAACGGATCTTTACGTTGAGGGCGTGACTCCACTTCGACCATTGCCCTTTCATTACCATATTTCTCGTACTTGGAGAGGGTCGAATCGGTTGCCGGTTTATGCTGAGGGTGATAAGGGTCGTGTTGTGGGGTATGGCTCTGGTTATTCACGAAACCAGGCTTTGCAAGAGGCCGAATCCGTAAAGCGCATGGCTGAGAAGCTCGAGCCAGGTAAAAAGTTCGAGTACGATACATCTGGACAGTCAATATTCCAGGTGGGCCATGAGGACGATTTGAAGCACGCCATCAAGATCAATCCTGGCGACCCACATACACAGGCTTGGTATAAGGCGAGGCGCTTGGCCGTTAGGGAACCTCTTCGGTTCAACGAGCGGACGGGTGCTCTTGGCTTCACTACGCGATTGACGAAAGATGAGTTCAAGAAGGCCCTTTACGGCAACGTTCATGAAACCTATCGCTACATGGCACAGCGATTGGTGCAAGGTAAAGCCTTCGACGACTTGTCGATTCTGAAGAAGGAAGCGCCCCTACTGTACAATGACCTAAGTGAATCCATCATGTCCTATGGCGGAGTCAAGGGCCCCTTTGCTAAGAAGGTTGATGACGCGATCGACAGCCGACTTGAGCCAGTCTTGGGGGGCAATTCCGCGTCGGAGATTGCGCGCAGGATGAATAGGGCAATGTTCGATTGGACACTTGGGTTTGGTGATTTAGGCTTTGTCGCGCTGAACGCTGCATCGCCGATTCAAACGGTGTTGCCCGAGATTGCGTGGGTTCTTTCAGCCCCGCCGGAGCGTCTGGCTCAATACTATGCGACTGGCATGGTTATTGGGAGGGATGGAATGCCACGCAGCGTCGGTTATGTTGAGCCTCTTCGTATTCTCTGGCGCGCAATCAAGTCTATGGCGAGTCCAGATGAAGATTTGCGCGAAGCCTTCAACAAGGCAGTGAAGTTTCGCGTCATTGATAAGAAGTTCATCGAGGAGTTTGCTGGGGCGGCGTCGGAGAGAGCTCTTCGTATCAAAGATGCCTTTTCAGGAAAGACTGGGTTCACCAAATACCTTACTAACCTCATAGAATTTCTCCCGGCCAAGAGCGAAGAGCTGTCAAGAGGGGTTGCCTTTACATCAGGTTATCATGTTGGGCGAGATTTCTTTGGGCTAAAGGGCGATGCGCTGTTTGAATTTGCCTCGAACCTTACGAATAGAACGATGTATCTGTATACGACTGCGGATCGTCCGCGGGTCTTGACTGGCGCTGTAGGAACAGCGTTTGGGTTGTTCAAGAATTGGCCCATGCACTATCTGGCCAATCTTGGAGTCTATGGTGGCGACGCCATGCGGGGAAACATGGCCCCGCTGCTGTGGGCCGGAATCGGGACTGGCATGGTGGCGGGGGCGGCCGGCGTACCACTCTATGGTGTAGCCGATGCCTTCTCGCGTTTGGCCAGTGATAAGTCGTTGATGCAGAATCTTTACGACGCTTTTGGCTACGGCGATGAACCAAATGCCTTCGTAGATGCGCTATACTATGGCGCGCCATCACTTTTGGGTGTAACGTTGCAGGGGCGCGCGGCAGCACCTGGATCTGCAATGGTCAGGGATCTTTCGCTGTTGTCAGACTTTGTCATGGCAGACCGCTTGCAAGCAGCGTATGAGTTGGCACCCGCCGCTTACGATGCGTGGTTTACGACAGGCCGACATCCAGTGAACTCACAGAGCGTTAGGGATCTGTTCGTTCGTGCATTCGCGCCCCGCACGATTATAAAGGCTCTTTCGTTTACAGAGGATAACGCCTATCGGAGCTTGCATACTGGGAATAGGCTGATCTCTAACACGACGCTCCCTGAGTATCTCGCTCATGTTTTCGGCTTTACGCCCATTGAGTTCGACAAATACCAGGATATATCGAACGAACTCTGGACTGACCAAAATAAGAGGCGCGAGGTTGTACAGACTTATGGCGCGGCCCTAGCTGAAGCGTGGAACACACGAGATGCTCGTCTTGGCCAGGATATTATACGAAGGGCGATGCTACAAGCAGCACCGATTTCATCTGTCATGCGCTCAGCTAAGGCTCGGGTGGCTAAACAAAACGAGGATCTTATCGAACGGCAGTTCTCCACTTATCCGAGGGCGCAACTTCAGAAGAGCTTGCTCGGTCCCGGGGCCTTAATTTCAAGGCAGCCTTAGGTGTGGCTGGTTCGCCGGGAACCGTCAAGACAGGAGGCTGAACGTGGGACACAAAGGCAAGGGTAAGGGCAAGGATAAGCCAATGCCGAAGGGCGGTAAAGGCAAGGGCGGCAAAGGTTACGGCCGCTAAACCCGTCATCCTTCAATAACGAAGGAGATCAGCTCAAAGACAAGCCAGAATTTGGGATAGGCCGATTGTAATCCTTGAACCTGATCGGGAGTGAAGGACCTTACTTCACTCCCGATCTCGTTATAGTGATGGGGGTGTAAAACATAAAAGGCTCATCCCCTTCGCGAACGATCCACTGCATTTTTACGAGGCTGTCGAGCAACAGTTGGACAACGTGGAGGGGTACATCAGCAGCGAGCTCTTGTCGCAAGCGGTGCTCTGGCACAGGTTTAGCCGTTATGCGATATAGGGACTCGACAAGGCTGCGACCCAGCTTGAGCTGGTCATAGAACTCGTTCGCACCGATACTTGAGACTGCGTGTTGCATAAAGGATTCAGCCTCAAGGAGGACGGCCTTGGCGATTTTGACCTCCTCTAACGTTATGATCCTCTCATCGCTTCGGGCCGCAGCAAAAATCATACAAAGTTTGCTAAAATGAGCCATTCGCCGCTCGCAATAGTAAAGCAACCGCGGGTCCTTAGGAGCTGGCGGAAGTCCATCCTCTTTCCATCGCTCTAGTGCATCGGCCGCGTCTGCCTCCCATTCGTACTCGCCAGTTATGTGAAGCATGGCTTCGAAGTCGTGGATTAGTTGCTTACGGACGTTTTCGTTGAAGTTGGTCTTGGGCGCGCGATCGACGCCACGCTTCTTGAGTTCGGTAGGTACTACGATACGCTCCTCGCTATAAACCATGACCAGGCGTGAAGGGAACCCACCTTCAAGGGTTTGATCTGAGAATCTTTCCTTGAGCTGCTTTGGAGTCATTCCGCCTGCCATGACGAGGCAGGGGTTCTCTAGGTGGTTCTCACCTGAGGTTTTGGTCGAGTAATCGCGGACAATGGGGTTGTCGTAGAGGTCAGCTAAAAACGACATAAACTGCTCGTCGTTTTTCTTCAAAAATACGGCCATCTCATCAATCAACGCAACGAGGGCCATATGACGTTCGGAGGTGCCATTCATGTTGACGATTTGCACCGAGCCTTCGAGCTTTTCATAGAAGGCTTCTTTAGTTACGTCGGTGGGAGTCAACTTGAGTACGGACGCCTTCGATGCAGGAACAAGAATTTGATCCCGCACAATCTTCAACGCCGTGGACTTACCACTGGCCGGTGGGCCTATAAGCAGCACGTAGAGATTTGGGTATTGCGTTTGGCCCTCCACGTCCATATAAGCCCGGCGCTGGAGAGCACCGCTTACGGCACAAATTCCTGCCCATAGGCGAAAGATTCGTGGGCTCTTGACACCTTCAGTAAATTGAAGGTATGTCGAGATCCAGTCCTCGAGAATACGGCTCAACTTGCAACTCCTCAGATCGCGATGTCGAGAATGCTTACCTCTTTGCGGCGCACAAGCGCAGCGTTTGGGGAGCCACGAGGAGCCATATCGTCCTTGCACCAGGTATAGCCAACTTTGATCTCTACGGGAACGCGAAGTGCTCGACCGTGGATAAAGATGGGGTTGTTCATAAGAGCAAGAACGCAATCGTGAACTTCATCATCGTTCTCATCGAACTGATAAACGAAGGAGTCATGGACCTGGTTGAGAACCTGAATACGGCCTTCGTGCAGATCCAGTTCTTGCCAAACCTTCATCAACCCAAGATCTAGGTTATCTACAATAATGGACTGTGGGGTGTATGCAACCGCCTCGCGCAAAGTTGCATCGTCATGAAGACGGCCGAAGAAATAGCGCTGCCGACCATAGGAGGTGGTGAGTTTTCCGCTTGCTTGAATCAGCTCCTGCACGTTGTGATGATAGCGACGGATGCCAGAGAAGACTTCAAAATAGCCGCTCTGAAACTCCTCAGCAATGTCCTTCTCTATTTTGAGGTGTTTTGCGATCGTGAAGGGTGTGGCAACGTAGTTACTAGCATGTCCACCACGCTTGGCAAGATCTCGTCGAGAGAAATGGCGGTAAAATATCTGTTCCGCCAGCGCCTTATCCCTTTTGTCATCACCAGTCCATACCACATCCTTCCAGACGAGTCTCGCAGTGAAAGTATGCAAATCCCCGGATTCGCAAGCGGCGATGTAAGCTTCATCACGAGCCAGATACGCGACTGCGCGGGATTCTGCTTGAGCCAAGTCAATCTCAGCCAGTTTCTTACCTGGGTCAGCAACGAACATCCTCCTCATCTTATTAGTAATGTTTTGAAAGTTGGTGCCTGTGCCGAAGGCGTTTTTATTCGACGCCCACCGACCCGTTTCAGTCATCTTCGGGCGGTAGCCGCAGCGCATTCGCCCGTCAGAATCTACACCAAGTTTGAGGATACCGATGAGCTTGGCTATGTCACGCAGCTTGAGAATGCAATTGATGAAGGGTTCAGTGTAAAAATAGATCTCGCGCAACTTCTCAAGCGCCTCTCGATCGGTCGTTTGACGCCTTTCGCCCTTGACGTTTTTGTATTGAATTGGGAGCTGCATGAAATCGTAAAAAAACGACATCAATTGCTTTGGTGACGCCTGGTTGAGCCCGCTTCCCCAAAGAGCCTCTGCAAGGCGTTGAAGGATTGAATCGACCCTGGTAAATTGTTTGTCTAGGTTGTAGAGATTCTCAGCACGCGCGGCCTGATCAATCAAAAAGCCCCGCGCCATCATCGCTAGCGCGGGGCCTTGCATAGCAAAGTCGAAGCGGTAAGTACGTTCTGTTATAGGCATCAACTGCTGGTCAAGAATGCCATTTATCTCGGCAGTGAGACAACAGTCGAGGCCACAATAGATCCAATCTTGCTCCTCAGGATTGAACTTCGATGTCTCCCCCGGCGCCAGTGATCCAGTGTTGATTACCTTCGCCATTGTTAGGCCCCCGTTTGATAATGTAGCGGAACTCGACAGGGATCTTAGCAAAAGGAGCCATCTTGAGTAGATAACTCGTAGATGGTCCAATGCCGTGATCTGCGTAAACGACCAAACGCTCGCACCTACGCATCACAAGATGTTCGGCATAAGATAGTGCCGTTGGCGCGAGCTTTTGAACGTGCTCATACATAAGGTCGCCGTTGATTGGGACTTCCCCGCGCAGAAAGGAGTCCCGAAGCACTTTGAGCCTGTATCGTCGCATCAAGCTCTGGTGTGCGGCGGGCGGGCACGAAACGTAGACGACAGGATGGTTAGTCATCTTTATCTTCCATCTTACGTCCACGAGATCGCTCAAGCTTCCAGGCCACCTCGTCGGTGTAGACACTGCCCATGAAATGAAGGTCTTTTGGGAGTTCGGGCTGGATAGCGTGGTGTTTGATCTGCGTGTCCTCGCGGAAGTTACGTGGAGACATTTTGAAAACTGTGCGAAGCCAAATAGTGTCGTAGACACCACCCTGCATCAGCTTCGGCACGTCTGACTCAACTATGTGCTTGCACCAGAGGTAAGCAGCCTTCTCTTCCTCGAAGGTCGGCCAATAGTTGTAATTCGGCTTAGTCGTATCATGAAAAGGTACAACGATGCCGATGGACTTATTCACGGCGAAGCCGATACAGCGCAAGATTCTTGGCCGTCTAGTCTCAATGTCAACGCTAAGGAGTTGGCAATGTGGCATGTAAGTGGCCTCGAACGTGTACAGGTCTTCGATCGTGGGTGCTATCCACAACTCCCGCTCAGGCCGCCGAATTCCATCGAAGGTTGCGTGGCGTTTAGCCTTCAATAAGTCCGCGAGGACTGATGTGCGAACTTCATAATTGCGGAGGACGTGTGCGGGATGGAAGGTTGGAACGATTTTAGCGGGCACCAAGGTAGCGAAGTTGACATATCCTCTGGCCTTAGTAATTTTGGGGATGGTCAAGGTCAGAGCCCACAAGGCCGTATTGCCCATAGGTACAATGACACGAGGCTTGAACGCCTCCAGCTCGGCCCGAAGTCGATCGAGGCTGTAACAATATTCGGGCCTGACGTATTTGCCAGGCTCTACAGGCGGTAAAGGATAGTCGGCAGGAAGATCGGATTTACTACAACAGATGTTCCCAACCTTGTTATCTGGCAACTTGAAGTTGAAAACATTCGCAATGAGGGACTCTGACCGAAGAATACCTGCGTGGTGGAGGAGAGAATTGAACTCTTGACCAGATGAACCAACCAATGGTCGCCCCTGCTCAACCTCATCAATACCTGGAGCTTCGGCAACAAAGGCCATTTCGTTCGAGACGATTGGGAATTCAGATGGGACGATTGGATCATCTGTTGGTTTTGGCAAGTGCTCATGTGTCACGATCGTCACCCTTTTCAAGCTTGTTCAACCAAGCTGAGTGGGCCGCCTGCAATGACAGCTCCACACACTCGGGGTTGATATCGGCGCCAAGGATTCGACCAGCACCGCACTGAATACCGGCGACAAGCGCAGATCCGGCCCCACAGGTGGGGTCGAACAATGCCGTAGACTTATCTATGAGCATCGAGAAGAACTTCGCGAGCATACCAGCTGGTTTTTCAGACAAATGGCGCGATTTGGTCTTCTCTAGGGGCCAGGTTACAACGTTTGGTACGGCCCTTACAATCTTGCGGTCGCCCTTGGTGATGAGCAGCGCAGTTTCATAGACTTGGCGCGGGCCTCTTTGTGGGTCTGGCAAAATGCCGCGGAGATCAGACTTGAACCAGATCAAAGGAAATGGGTTTACTGTAAGGCCAACTCCCTCAAATGCCTCCACCGTCTCAGTGTAGTATTTCATTGAGAACCAAAACATGATGTGAGCATCTGGTTGCAATAGCTTGTCTTGATTCTCAACTAGCGTGGAAAGGAGCTTGAAATAGACCTCGGGAGTGTCTTCGTACTTTACGGACTCCCAATTGTCTGCCGAACCCTGTTCAGATTCGTTGTGGTAGATGCCGTAAGGGAAATCACAGTGTAAAAAGTTGAATCTGTACCCGCCAAATTCCTCACACACCTTCTCGAAACTTTTCTCGATGACCGGAACATGCTGCTGAAATTTTCTCTGGATGGTCGAACCGGCAGTGATGGCGTTGTCGAAGATTTGATCCATCTCATCTGATTCGAGATCAGTCGCGTGGTCGTCTGGCATCGCGGCCATCATCTTTTGTACATCTGCGTCGATTGCGCGGGCTCGGCGCCGCTCAAGAATGTTGTATGCGGCGGAGAAAGTCTCACACCTTTCTAGCTCAATGTCGCCGCGTCGGATAGCCTCCATGATTTCGAGTCTCTTCACTACGGGTGCGCGTGAGAGGCCGATAGCCTCAGCACACTTATCAATCGTGAATGAAGGATCGAGACCCTTTCGGAACTGAAAATACTCATCAACTGCGCCGGCCTCTTCCTGCCATGTAAGGTCGCTGCGCTTGATGTTTTCTTCGAGCTCAATAAGCCTAAGATCGCCTGGCTCCATCTCGTCGGAGAACTGACATGGAACGAGCACATCCTCGGTGTAAATCTTTCGTAATGCAAGAAGCCGTCTGTGGCCCGCAACGAGGACATACTCGCGTGTGATGACGAGAGGATGGATTAGGCCAAGACGGCGAATAGAATCAGCAAGGGAATCTATGTCACGAAAGTTTTTTCTCTGCCTGCCCTCCGATACTACGATCCGACCCAGCGCAACCTGGTGAAATTCTCCGCTTGTCAAGACCTGCTCCTCTCGTGTAGCTGTACACAACCAGTTCGTCGCTGATGGCAGTTAGGCGCTGGCGAGCCTTGTGCCACTCGTCGCGCGTATAAAACTCGGACGTTTCTAGTAGCTCGCCTGGAAGTTTCCAAGTTACTACCCAAGAACCGGCTTCAGTTCTCTCAACGGCAATGAAGGCGATACGTTCCATTTGTTTCCTCACAAAGCAGGGGGGCCGAGGACAACGGCAAAACCTCGACCCCCCTGCCGGGGCACCAGATTAGACTTAGATTATCTAACCCTATGCCACCTTGGAAAAGCCCTGAATCCGGGCCAGGTTCACGCTCGGGTCGCGCTGAGCAGGTTCGTGGCCGACATAGACGTTGACCATCGAGCCGACCGCTTCACTGAGCGCCTGCTTGAACGTCCGCCCCTCGAGGCTGATTCCGCACGCCGCGAGAAAGTCCTTGACGTAGTTGAGCGCATCCTGATCCTTGACCCAGAAGCTGTGCGTCAGCTTGAGCCCTTTGATCTCCTTGACCTTGGCAAACTCGCGCAGAGCTTCCGCATCCACGTCAGTACCCGCGGAGACGATGCCGAAGACCACTTCGATACCCTTGGTCTTCTTCTTCGAGGAGGTAACCTCCTTGAAGCTCTTCATCTGCGCAGTATACGTTCCGATGGGTTGCGTGACGCGCTGCACGGAGGTTACATCGGTGTTCAGGAGATCTGCAAAGTTGGCACTCATGGCTGTTTCCTTACTTGGGTTTGTGTTAGGTTACTTGTTTCCTTCGCCTCTAGCAGCTTTTCGAGCTAGGGTGAAGTAGGTTGCGAGTCCGCCCTTACCGCCGTTGAGCTGGATCTCGCGAGGAATGATGAGGGGCGAGGGGTTCTTGAGTTCGATCTCTTCGTCCGAGGTAGTCTCAATGACGTGAAGCTGACCGCGCGTTCGGCAACGCAGCACTGCATTGAAGTATCGACCTACCTTTGGTGGGAGCTTGTTGCCAAGGGCGCTTGGATAAGCCTTCGCATCACCTGCATCGACGGATTGAATCTTCACTTCGCCCCTAGAGTTGGTCACCTCAATTTGCTTCTTCGGCGCGATGTGAGCAATATGAGCAGTCATCAAGACGTTGCATTTGACAGAATTCGAGAACAACAACTCGAGCGTCTTTTCCTGCATCTCCATTGCCGGGCCATAGAATCCCCAATCGGACTCGAGCAACGCCTCATTAGCGGCCTTGACGTAGTGAAGGCAAGCCACTCCCATCATCGTCAGCGAGTCGCAGACGAAGAGGGTGTTCGCTTCCCAACTCATGATCGAGCCATAGGATTTGCCATCAGAGACCCAATTGTCGAGAAGCCTCATTCCTCTAGCATAGGCCGCATTTGGATCGTTCTTTGCGATCATGGGGATGGGAGGGCCGTTGGAGATGGGCTTCATCTTGTCGGTCAGTGTCTCAAAAATGATCCTATCACGCTTGTCGGGGTCGAGATATCCGTGGAGGATGTCTAGCCCGTTGTCCCAATCCTGAATGAACACGCGCTCAACAACGTTTTCATTGAGCAACGCAGCGATTGTGCCAGTTTTGCCAGAGCCGGAGTCGCCGACGAGTAGGATCTTTGCAATGTCCGCGGCGTGGTGGTCGCTAAAGCTTGCCATTGTGCTACGCCTCTCTGCTGATGAGTGGGTTCCACTCTCGTTTAGTGAAGTCTTGTGGCGAGCCAGTAAGCCACTGGTCGCGCGTGGAGGGGTCCTTCGAGCATATATCCCTAAAAGTGCATCCTCCCCACTTGTCGCACGACTCAAGGTTCATAGGCCAAAAACCCTTCTCCGCATATTGTTCGGCCATCTTTAGCCACTCACCAGTGTTATCCATCCACTCGTGAAGCTGGTTTGGCGTTCGAGTGATAAATAGCCTTACGAAGCGGTTGAAGTTGACCTTTAGCTCGATCCCGTCAATCATGGCTGTACGTGTTCCGCCGCCCGGCAGGATCGTAGAAGAGCCGAGGATATAGCCGTTGAGCTGGTTGTTGGGGCTGAATCGCTTAGTGAAGTTTTGATCAAGCCCACTCTTCGTGGACTTTATGTCTGAGATGATGATGTCACCCTGAAACTTCACAACTCTATCAATGTGACCACACCAGAAATAGGGTGTTCCATCTGGAGATTCGAGTGGGAGGGCGAATCGAAACGATAGTTCTACTGCTGGCTCACCGTTGCTCAAGATAAGGGTCTCGGCAGGGTCATTGCGGAAGAGGTCTAAGTACCAAATAACCCCTCTGGCAAGGTTGAAGTGGTTATAAAGCGTATCTCCCGTAGCCCACTGACCCTTTGTGTTGAGGCAAAATCGAACGGTCTGTAGCATTGCGTCGTCGTAGTCGACTCCCTTTGCACGAAGCCTGTGATACTTCTCGATAGCCTTGTGCACGGCGATGCCAAAGTCTAGTTGAGCCTTTGCTCTCACCGCTACCCACTGGTCGAGAATCGTGTATTGGTACTTCCGCGGGCATTCCTGAAACAGCTTGAATGAGGTCGAGTCCCATGCGATCTGCAAACGTGGCAGCTTCTCAGAGAACATGGACTCATCCATTGTCGTCGCTCCCGAAGTATTCCTTCTTGAGGATCTCATCAAGACCCTCGACTTGAAGATCAAGAAAATCTTCCATAGAAGTGTCTTTCTTGATACCCTTGGATGTCTTGACCTTGCGGCCCTGGGTCTTGGCGGTACGGTCTTCCGCGGCGAAGCGGCCGCGTACTTGACGCATCTCTTCAATTAGGCGAGCTACCTCTGCGTCATTGAGGTCTACTGGGTCCTTAGCAAAGAGTTCATTGATCTTCGCTTTGGAGGCTGCCTCTATTTCTTCGAGGTTTCTAGGATCGGGGAGCTCTTCGCTTGCCATTGTTCTAGCTCCTTGATTTTTGCTTTGAGGGAGTCTCTACAGTACCATAACCGGGCCGAACTGTCAAGAGGTTTGACAAATACGGCCCCGCTCAAGTCGAACTGTACTTCGTATCCTCCGCAGCCTCCGCACTCTGGGCATTCGAGGCCGCAGATTTCTCCGAATCCAGCGCAGCCACTGCAATCGACTGTATCAACATAGGACATACACAATGAGCCTCACATCGCCAACAGTCAAGGCAGATTGATAAGTTGGAACATTGATGACCGGCTTGACGACCGGCACCACCGTCTCGCGAGCGACCTACCACTATGACTTTTGAACAGATCGGGTGTTTTGAACATCTTATCCGCCTCACCAGGATACGTCCGGCTTAGGCAAACCCTGAACAGGTGAGTCCAACCCATGATCTTGCTGAAGGTGACTTGCGGCAGTGCGCTGAAGTTGCTCAACGTGATGCCGAATCATTGCACGAAGGCCGCGGTTCAGACCAAGTGCGCTGTAAAACTCCTTAAGACGTTCGTAGTCGGAGTGGTAAATGCGCACGGTAATCTTGATAGTCTTCTCCTTACTCATGGCTTATTTTCTACCCCCAAATAGTTGAACGAGCCACTCGTACAGAATAACCAACACGGTGAAGAAAATTACGTCGCCGATCATGATCGCCACCACCTGCGCACGATGCCGCCACAGCCGCGCAGGCAGAGTCCTCCCGGCCAACCATCGTGCCGGCCGACGACGCAGCGCGGGTCGCAGTAGCGGAGCCGGCCGAAGAGGTTCACCGCGGCGCCAAGCACGCGGCCGATCATGGCTGCACAAGAGCTGCGACGAGCGCAGCAATGGCAGACACCGTGCAGATCGTGATCCAGATCAAGAAGAACCAGCTCCAATATGTCATGGTTTTTCCTTTCGCGGCGTCTGTCATCAAGAATCCAGGTCGGCGATAGGCGGACTCTCCGCACGTCGCTCCATTACATCAGCGTACTCGCGCAGCATCCTTGCCACATCGGCACGCTCGCCGTTGGAGACGTGCGTCAAGAAGCCAGGCTCCCAGGTGAAAAGCATCACGCAGAAGCCGACGCGCCCGCGCAGATCGGTCTCATTGACCCCAGCACCGATCCACGTAGTCATGCTCCACTTCGCAGTAGTCACGCTCCACTTCGCACTCATGGCTCCAGCCCCGCTTCGTAGCGGCGGTACTCGGCGACACGGAACTTCTCTGCGCCCAGCGCGCAGTGGATGCTGATGCGCTTCTCGTCTTCGGTGTTGCAACGAGAAGGGAAACACCGGCTCATCGGGTACCAATGCTCAAGACTGCCGTACTGCATCCTTTCTAGGCTCATGCCTCATCACTCCTCTAAGCCCGCAAGCTGCCGGCGCAGGCGAACTATTTGGTCCAGGCTCGGAACTGGGTTGCTCGCTGCGCTTCGATTCCCCACTCCATCCTCCACGACGGCAGTATAAATAGCGCCTGGTGTCCTTTGAATGGTCCACAAGGTAAGCCCATTAGGGACCTCAGGAGCACAGCCCACCTCTACGCCATCTTTCAACAAGCACACGCGAGCCACATCCGCATCGGCCGGAGCAATGGTCACACAAGTCAAGATAGATGCCAGCAAAACTGGCGCCATCATGTCATTTCACTCCCTGATGTTCGACAGAAAAGTGTCGGCCATCAGGTCTGTTTATAAAATCTCCACCCCATCGACACAGCGGGTGTTGAGCCTTCCACCATTCCCCGAGTTTGACATAATCGTCGGAATTTTGCAACCACCTTTCATCCTCGTACAGATCTAAATCAATTGCGAGCCTTAGAGTATGAAGGCTCTTGGCAATACCAACTCCTGCAGCAGCATTCGCATCAGCCTCCGCTTGGCTGCGGCCCACTTGATCTATGGCACACTCGTAACCGAATTCAAAGGCTTTCAGGACTAATCTTGCGGCCATGTTGCTAAACATCACCCGTTTCTGGCGCAGCGTTAGCGGCATCTTCATCTCCCCTCACCTTCTTGATGATCCACACCTCATTCTTGTCGCGGGGCGAGATTCTCAACATGAGATCTTTGAACTCCGTGCGGGTCTGTCTCACAACGTAGAGTTTGCGCCGAAGTGCATCTCCATTGTTACACTTGACACGCTTTCCCCACTTTGCAGCAAGCGCCTCTTCGAGTAAGCGCTCAAGTTCCCTACTAGAGGCATTGATGTAGGGCACTAATTCAATTCTTTCGCGAGGATGTGGGCCGACAAAGAAGTGGCGGCGGTCGGGTGCACTACCCCGAAGATTTGGCCAGGCTGCAAGACAATCCCGGTGTTTGCCCATAGAGAGGAGGCGGGCCCGATGAGCAAATCGCTTACAGCAATGTCGGCCACTGGAATGTCGTAGCGCCCAATATAAAACGATGGATTTCCAAGCATCTGCACGTTCACTCCACCAATGCCAGCTCCGAATACCCCGTTTCCTCCTTCCCCTACACCTCCCCAATTGAAAACGTTAGCCTGGTTGGCCAAATCGGAATTTGCAAAAATGAGGCGCGGAGCGCCACTAGTTTCGTTTTGGAAGTTGAGAATATACACTGGGCGCTTTCGGGCCAAAATTCGTATAACTGAGCACCTAGCAGCGACGGCTGTATAGACTATTCTCGCTGCAGCAATGTGTCCCAAGGCAAACATGTGGTCAAAACCTGACATTTTCATTCTTCCTTATGGTTTGGTTACTTTACAAAGCGGTCCAGGTTGTACCGTCGCAGCGGCACAAGACCTCGAAAGCGCCTGTTGTGGTCGGATTGCAGTCGGTGGCGCTGTCACCGTCGCTGATGGAAAGAATCATCCCTTGATTACCTGACTCACAAGGCACGAGGGACAGATCCTCAAGAAGACCTCTGGGATAAACGGCGCCTTGATGCGCGACTCGAGATTGATTGCCTATGATTGTTTGCATCGCGAATGACTCGTTTGACCAGCAAAATCCGCTAAACCCGCCACCTGTGCCCGCATCCGCGACAGGCGTGCCACTGGTACTTGCGAGATCAAACAAGTTACCAGAAAAGATGTTGCGCATACCGTTGTTACCGGCAGCGTCTATTGGCGAGAGCGTAGCTGGATTGTCGAGCACGATTGGGCACAAAAATCCTCCACCCGTTTGCCCCTCAAAGTTTGCAGGTACCCAGCGGTGCCAGATATTGTTGGCTATTACGTTGCCACTGTTGCAGTTGCCAGTACTGCCGTCTGGGTACTCACAAGTAACACCAGTGTTCGTGAAATTTATGCCCCGAGAGATGCAGTAGCTGCGATCGTCACAAGAGAATACGTTGTTGGCGATGTTAGCGAAGTTGTAGCCTTGTATTTCAATTTGCGTTCCACTACGGTCGCATGTTGCATCGCCGGTTCCGCTACCTGTGCAACAGTCAAATGGCTCATTGAGGGCCGTACAGCACATGTGGTTAGGGTTGGTAAGGATACAACCTCTCGCTGTCGTGCGGGCTCCGTTACCGATCCAGGTATTTCCGGTAAGCTGGAGGTATGCACCCGCCTCAAGATCTCTCTGCCCGCCGGCCATTGGCAGCAGCAAAACGCCCCAGAAATCTCCAGACAACCCTTTCATGGAGAAGGTGTTGTTGGTGGCGCGAACTCCATCGGCCAGATACTTTACGAACATTCCTTTAGTTGTGGGTCTAAGCGAAGGATCTTCCTCGGTTGGTGAAAAGATCATCGAACCAGAGACCCAACAGTCCTTGCAGAAATGAAACTCAAGACCTCTTCCAGATCCGGCCACCTTACAATTGGTGAGCCAGACGCGGCGCGATGGGTAGTCTCCGCCATTGGTGACTCCCCTCCACTCATCACCGTTTACCCAAATGGCGCGGCAGATTTGGCCGTTGATCTCTGAATAATCGCCGTGAAGATCGTCGCAGGTGATTTGACTAGTAATAATCTGAACATCTTCCGCCTCTTGAATCTTAAGGGTGGCGGTGAGGGCCTGATCGTCACAGAGGTCTGTTGTTGGGTTGCACAGATCATGCATTGCTATAGTCATGTTGTGAAAGAGGATGTTGCTGGAAGGTACAGGCCCTCCAACAGCATCATCATCCCGTCCGTAGACGCGAATCATAGACATTCTGAATGGCGTTGCGAAGTCCTTAGAATTGTAGCTCCACTCAAGTATCGTTCTGTCGTATCCTGCACCTGCGAAGAAGATATCTGATCGCTCAAAGATTTCAAAACATCCCTGATCTGTGCTCATCGTGCCTGGAGTACATGTGAAGGTGAAGGTGCCGGATGGAATCATCACGAGGCAGCCGTTAGTGCAGGTAGCGCTCGCAATCACCTCAGCCAAACCGCTCGTTGTTGAACTGGGATACTGGCTAGGAATGAGCGTTACGCGCTGGATGCTAGAGTTGTTGATGTATGACTCTAGCGTAACGCCAGAATCTAAGATGATGCGCTTGTCGTCTATGGTAATTTGTGCGCTGGCCAACTGCGCGAAGAGCGCAAAAATCCCAACCAACACTGCGATTCTCATGAAAAAGTTTCCTTTCTTTAGGGCTGAAATGGCTCGCCGGTGCAGCCACCACAACCGGCCGGGTAGGCCGTACACGAGTCTTGAGGGTTGCAGCAAACGTCACCGATGCTGTTGCGACAGCAACAAAGGGGTTGCTCGGGGTCACCAGGATTTCTGCTAGTAGCTGATATGATTATATAGGCCGAGATGATCCAAACGGAGATAAGAAGGCTGTAAAGTAGAGACGATTTCATCGGTGAATCCCTCTAAAAAATTTCGGCCGCCCGCTCATCCATTTGGGGCTGGACTTTTGAAGAAAAAGCTCGGCCACAGAGGGTGAGTGCCGCATCGTAAGATGCTCCTCTGTGGCCGAGCAGTTTGGGAAAAAAGACCGTTTGGCTCCCGCGGGTTATCGAAGCCTTCGGGGGAACGGTCGGCTCCCCGCTCAATTCCTTCGGTCAGCTCCCCGCTCAATTCCTTAGGCGACGGTGCTCTTCATGAAGTCCTTCGCGGCGGCATTCTTCGCCTTGACGATGGTCTCGGCGCGAGCGCGGAGGGACGGGTTCTTCTCGAGGATCTCGCGCGCGACGGATGCGAGGCGCTCGTTGTCAATGTCCTTGGTCTTGACACCTTGCTGGCGCAGCGCCTTCTTCGCCAGCATCTTGGCGAGGGTGATGGCTTGAGTCTCGATTGGATCGGCCGACTTGAACCCACCCACGCGAACCCCAAAGTCGTAGCTGATGACGTACTCGTCGAGCTCCTTTTGGAGAACCTGGGGATCGGCGTTGCCCTTCTCGATCGCCTCCTCGATGACCTTGCGGAAGTTGTTCGAGAGATTCTCGCGGTAGGTCTGGTTCAGCACGTCTGCGTCGTTCTGGCGCAGACGGTAGCCATCGTAGAAGGGAAGAGAGAATTTCAGAGACACTCCCTTGATAGTGAGCTCACCGACCGGGGCGTCCTGTTGGATTTCCATGACATAGGCTCCTTTTTGGGGTTGGGTATGGCGCGTTGCGCGCCGTGGGAACGGTTGAGATCATTGCACGGCGGAAATGGAATTGCAAGCCCTCGGTATGGCAGGTTTTAGCGAAACACGCCATACAACAGGGTTGATTCACTTGATTTCCTCTTCACTCGATTTCCTCTTCACTCGATTTCCTCTACACTCGTTGCACCGTGAGGCTTGTCGGCTTTATATACCTCGACAAACCAGATGTTGGGTTGCGCGCCTGTTGACGAAGTGAAGACGGTGATATAGTCGTAGGGCGATTTCCCACGCAAGGGGTCGCCGAACGGGCGAGTCTTCCGTGTTTGCTCGCGATCCCTCAGTCGCGCCGCATAAATACGCTGCCGAAACTGCTTCGCCTCCCTCTCTGAACTGAAGAAGACCCGAACGCCTTTAGGGCTCTCAAGCGCTCGATCAAGAATTGCCTTTGCATCAGCGAGCGACTCGGCCGGTGGTCTACCCATTTTTCGATCCTCCCACAGCTGCAGCTGCGTCTAGCGCCGAACGAAATCGGCTTGACCACTTGCGCTGGTCTGCTGGTTCAGCTCCGTACTCTTTGGCAAAAACCTCTCTCGACTCCTTGCCGCCTTCGCCGTGGAAGATCCCTTGACACCAGCAGTCACAATCTGGACCCTTAGCGTAGTGACAGGCATCGCCACAAACTCTGATCTTGGACTTGCTCATGAGATCCTCCCCGTCGTGTAGATGTACCGCAAATCTTTGCGGGCTCGCGTGATTGCGACGTAGCGTAGGTTGGATTCCTGTTGAATCTGCTCAGGGCTTGTGGCGTAGCGCGAGGGGATCAAGAACTCATCGAGGAAATGTACCGTATCCCACTCAAGGCCCTTAGCCTTATGAATCGAACTCAAGGTGACGCGACCAACAGGGTTATCCTCGAAGAGACGCTCGATACCTTCGCAGATTTGCTCCACCTTAGCCGTCTGGGTCAAACCCCCAATCAAGGCTCGGATAGATTCGACCTTATCCTCAAGCATGGTGAGTTGCTGCTCTTTGTCGCGCCCCCCACCGAGGTAGTTGGACTGGTTGACGTAGTAGATATCCAGGGCGTCGAGGACCAAATCCCGACTCGCCCCCTTCGGCACCTTGAGCTTCTTGATCAGCGTCGTGAGACCTTTTCCAATGTCGCGGCCCCTGACCTGAACGGCGATACCAGCACGGATGAATGAGAAGGCTGTACGAATCAAAGGGGCCACGTTGCGGCAGAGAATAGATGAACCGGCCGGCAAGTCCTTAGGGCTCCAGGATGCTTGCCTCTCAACTGAGCCCTCGATCGCGTCCTTTGCCCAGCGGATGGCGGGGACGATGCGCTGCGCCTCACGAATCACTTCCTTGGAGCAACGAAAGCAAATCGTGAGAGGAAGCTCGTGTGCATCCCAGGTCGTCTTGATCTTGTCGATACTTGTGTAGTCGCCGCCCCTGAAGGCATAGATGGCTTGATGCCGGTCCCCTACGGCAATGATCCGGCCCCCTACCATGTGGTACAGCGCTCCCCTATTCATGGCGCTCACGTCTTGAGCCTCGTCGACGAATACAGTGTCGAACGTGGGAAGGTACTCGGGAAAGAAGATTGCCGAAAGGTAGATCTGGTCGTCGAAGTCTATGAAGCCCGACTTCAATCCGACCTTCGTACTGAGACGAAGGAGGTCCCGAGCCACGTTGACATCTCCGTCACGAATGTAGAGGTTGTGCATTTCGGCGAGCTGGGTCCACTCCCCAACTTCGTCTGGGACCAGCGAAAGATCTGGGTAGTCGGGAACGATGCCATAAGCCTTGGCGAGACCAACCAGCCGCACCACATCAGGATAGTCGTCGAACTCGAGCCTCATCGTGTCCTCGAGGAGCTTTCGGCACTTGTAAGCCTTCACGTCCAGCTTGCGAGGAATTCCCTTCATGCAGGCTCGATGACAAAAGGCATTGATTGTGCGAGACTCGCAGTTGAACGGAAGTTTGTCTCCGAGCGTTTTGGCAATGTCCTTGTTGAAGGCACAGGCCGCGATGGTTTCGAGGCTCGGTAGCTCGTTGGCAGTGACTACCATCGTAGAGGTTTTGCCTGTACCTGCCAAAGCATTCTGGACAAGCGACACGTTGGGGTGGGACTTGACGAATTGGACAATCTCGTTTTGCTCATCAGTGAGCTGCATTTTGTTGCCTTTCTCTACGCAGGAGGTTCCAAAATTTTCCGGAGCAGGCAGTTGAACAAAACTGGCTGCGTTCCGGGCGCTTGGTCCTGTATGATCGGCCGCACTCGAGGCATGGTCCAAAGGATCTGACGGGTTTTGTGTAGTACCATGGCCGGCTGGGGCCTGTAAAGAACTGCCGGCCTGGCCCGGTGTAGTACTTAGAAGTCGCCATGCGACTCACCTCGTACCTTAGGGCGGACGGGATCGCAGGAGTAAATCGGCTTCTTCTTTGTCAAAGCAGTCACGGCCTTCGCTGCTTGTTCGAGCCTGATGACGTTCTCGGCCCTTTCCTCCTCGGTCAACTCCACCTCTCGATATTCGGTGATCTCGCACTTGAAGGCACCTTGAAGTTCATAGACTGCGGTGATGCCGTTCAGATCCAGTGTACCTTCGAGGTTGACGCTGGGCGGCTCACCTTTCGCGATGAGGGGGCCAAAGATTCCCTTGCAGGTTCGGATGGCTTCGACCCGCTTGGCGTCGATGTCTGCGAACATGAAATGGCTGAAGTGGATCGTATTGGCCCAGTTGTCTACGTAGAAGCTGTCTACGTAGTCGAGGTCGAGCCCTTGTTCGACTAGGGAATCGACAATGGGGCCAATCTTTTTGATGTATTCGAGTCTTTCCTTGGGATTCATTTTTTGTTTCCTTCGTAGATGATGGCGATGATGGAAAGGATGGTGCAGAGTACGAGGGACGCAATAATACCCCTCATTCAAGGTCCTCTGCGGGCGACGTTTCTGTCGAAGCGGAGGTGCAGTTTTATGTGGTGTCCGTCAATCATCATTTCTCGTTATCCTTTCTCTCGCTGTGAAACGAAAGGCCCGCCTTGTTCGCGGCCTTGAGGGCACGCGCGATGGCGCGCTGCTGGTGGTAAACCTCCCACCGCTCACGAAAGGTAGCGGTTGGGAAGGCGGCCAGAAACGCCCGAACCGCTGCGGCTGGCGACCAAGGGGCCGGGATGTGGCGGTAGATCCAGTTGGAGATTTCGCCTGGTGTCATGGGGTAGTTTTACCTAAAACGGGGACTGTCTTCGTCGGTGCAGGAACACTCACGAAGAGGCATTTTGTGAACTACGCAGACACAATCCTGGTAGAAGAGGTGCTCGTGTCGATGAACCCAGCGAACCCAGCGAACCCAGCGAACCGATCCAGATTCGCTCTTTGAGAGGATCTTCTGGCCTCTATAAGTGGTGCCGATCGGGATAGAGCCTCCACAGAAGTCGCAGACGTGAGGCTTCCGCGCGGCCTTGGTGCGGAGAGGCCAGTAGTGGCACGCGACGTGATCTGGTTCGTAGTTGTCGGTCATGGTTCAGTTCTCCTCATACGCGACGAGTGAATTGAGTGGAAGGAATCGACCCCCGGCCGTCTCCACCATGTGACCGATCCAGATGTTTTTGCCATCGACTCGGATGGGGCCGAAAGCAACAACGGTAGCGTCTTCCTGGGACGCGACAAGCGTCTCTGCGTTGATGGAGATGATTCGAACGCGAGTCCCTTTGAGCGGCGGAGGCCATCCCATCGGAGTCCAATCGCGGAGGGTAGTCTTGATGATCACGACTTCTCCTCTTCTTCTTGAAGGGGGCGAACGTAGTTGGGCTGATCCTCGCCGGCCACTTGGCGAAGTGACCAAGCCTTAGCTTCGGCTTCAAGGCCAAGCAACTCGCGCACGAGCTCGGCGATTCTTTGGAGCGCTTTTAGTTCGGCGTCTCTGGCCGCCTCGAGCTCGGCCTTGAGTTTGCGGATGGTCCTGGTGCTCATTCTACTTCCTCAGTTGTTTGCGTAGCCAGTTGATGATCGAGGGGCGCCACGTACCGGACTTGAGCAGCTTCTCGAGCGCCTTGATCTCATTGTCGCTCATTCGACCACGTTTGTCAACCCGCTGGAAAATTCCCCAGACCTTCAGCCTTCAGTCTGGGGCTGGATTCCAGGGTACCAGCTGAAACGGCCGGAGGTGGCGGTCCCTCCGGCCGTCTCGGGAATGGGAGAGCGGCTTAGTCTGTGGGCTGCTCGTTGACGAGCCTCTGGGCCTCTTCGCCACACTCTGTGGCGGCGCGGATGATGCGGATGGCAGATTTGTGAACCTCGTTGTCCGGGGTTTCAAGCATTTGCGCGAGCAAAAGTGAGAGGCTTGCGAGCGCCTCGGCCCTCGGGGCGGGGACTGTGATGGTTAGGTGGATGAGGGTCCAATGCGCGTTTTCTGGACTTCGCGCCACGCTGTCGATGGTAGAATTCGCGAGGATCATGGGGGTTGCTTCCTTGTGGTTGGGGTGACCGAACCTGAGGGATTGTACCGTATGGGGGGTGGCGTGTCAATGGGCTTGGGTGCGCTGAGGAGCTTAGGTTACCGACCGTAGGTTACCGACCGTACCGCCCTCCCGTCCGTCCGCTCGGCCGGGTGGCGGAGGGTTGGGTGGGTCGGAGGCCCCTTGCAAGATTCGGGCCGACGGGACGTTGCGGGGTTAGGGGCCTCGTGCGGCTCATTTCCCTCATTGGTCTCATTGCACGGGTGGGGGCCCGTTTCGGGCGGGGGCCAAAACCCTCGGCGGCGTCTTCTTCTTATAGGGAAAAGGGGGGGGGAGATCCCCTAAGGGCGCCGCGCTAGCAACCCTCATGCCAACCCGGCACGGTGGACGGGGCGGATTAGTGCAATGAGGCGAATGAGGCAAATGAGGCAAATGAGATCGCTAATCCCGCGATATTGCGTTCCTAGCACGCACCATGCCGTCCCTTCGGTCTGGCTCCCCGCCGCGCGGCCACACAAGAGGCGCGAAACCCACGGCCCCTGCGGCCAAAAATCCCCCACAGGGCGCGAACCTTGGGGCAGCGTTTTGCCAAAAGAAACGGCCCGGCAGTGGGTGAGCCTGCCGGGCCGTCCGGGGGGCGCAACGCCTAGTCGGAGATCTTGTCGAACCCCACGTTGTGGAGTCGCACCATGTTCTCCGCCCACGCCTTGACGGCCGCCGGTTCGCCAAGCTTCTTCGCCTTGACGATGGCGTTCAGCCCGGCCCAGTCCTTGATCGTCGCGGGCTTCTTGATTTTCGCGAGCGCGGCGACGCGATCCCGCGCGGTCTTGAAGACGGGCTCGACTCGAGCGCCGAACCCTCCGGCCGGGACGGTCCCCGCCATCAGCGCAGCATGGCGCCGCTTCGATCCTTCAAGAAGCTTCGCAGGGTCCGCACCCGCATCGTCCACCGATTGCTTGAGCCCGTAGGCGACAAGGTACTCGGCGACTGCGGCGGGAATCGATTTCCCGCTGAGCGTCACCGAGCCTTTCACCTCGACCGTGGTATCGGGAATGTGGCCAGTTTTGAATCGTCGGAATTCAACCGTTGTCATTGCAGCACCTCATGCACCGTTGATTGGTGCAGCGTCAGTTTGGCAAACGGCGCGCCCGGCGTCAAGGGAAAAATTCCTACCCCAACCACCATGCGCCCCGAACTGGATCGGCCCCACTGGATCGGCTCTACACCAATTGGTGTAGCCTACACCAACCTGTGTCCCCTACACCAATCAGTGTAGCCTACACCAATCAGTGTAGCCCACCTCAACCGAATCCACCCCCACCCCC